CAAAAAAATGAAAAACATGCAAGAATTAATCACGAAAATTAATCGCATGATGAAAAAAGTTACACCCAAGCGTGTAAAAATGTTAATTGATCAATTAGATTCTGATCAAGAAGTCATTATGGTTAGAGCACATTTAACACGTGCAAAACTAATGACACCTGAAATTGAACAAGTATTTCGAGGATAAAAACAATGACAGCAAAAGTAACAGCAACTAAAACTAAACGTGCTGGTAGACCAAAAGGTTCTACTAACAAAATCAATGGTGAAAAGATTTTATTGGCTGTTGCTCAACAATGTGGTAAGCCATTTGAGCAACTGATTGCTGAAGGTTATCATGCCGCTATTATTGCTTGTGACATGAATGCTCGTATTGCATACGAAAAAATGTTGTTAGCAAAAGTAGTTGCAGATAAACACGAAATCGATCATACTACTCTAGGACAAAGTTTACACAATCAGTTTGTGTTTCCACAACGTGAATTGCCTGAGTGGGAGTCTTTGCCAAAGTTAACAAAACTAGATGCAACCAAATAAAATTACTGTGCCACTGTTTGGCGAACAGTCAACAATCATGCAAGATTGGTTGACTACAGACAAGCACTGTATAAACATTGTTCCCGTAGGAAGTGGTAAAACATTCTTAGCCGCTATTGCATTACCTTTGTTTGCTACAGATGAAAAGTATCACAAAGGTAAAGATGTCATTTACTCTGCGCCAACAGGTAGCATGATCAAGTCTTTGATCTGGGAGCCTTTGAAGCAGAGTTGTATGGAACACTTTGGTTTACGTGATGGTAAAGAAATCAACAATAGTGAACTAACTATCAAGTTTCCCAATGGTGTGTTTATAAGATGCAAGTCAGCAGAGATGAAAGAAAATCTCAGAGGTCTAAACGTAGGTATCTGGGTTGCTGACGAAGCGGCTTTATACTCACAAGATACACTACAAGAAATCACAAACCGATTGCGTCCCCGTGTGGGATCGCCAGACACTGCGGGTAGACTGATCGTAATCTCTACACCAAATGGAAATGGTCCATTATTCGACCTTTTTACTATTGCCCAAAACAACCCAGACAGATATGTAGTAAGACACATGAACTATCTAGAAATGCGTTCTGGCAATTTAGAGTTTATCGAAGAACAAAAGAAAATATTGTCGCCGCTTAAGTTTGATCAAGATTATATGTGTTCGTGGGAAAGTGTTGAAGACATGTTCTTTTATACATTCAACAAAGCAAAGCATTGCAGAGACGTATTTGACAACTTAGGTGATATCTATACGTTTCACGATTTTAACAAAAAGAATATGTGTTGCACAGTTGCACAAGTTACAAAGCCCGGTGATCCTAATGGCAAGATAGAAATCTTAAAAAGCTATTCAATCGAAAACTGTGGCACAGAACAATTAGCGCAAACAATCAGACAAGATTTTCCTAGGCGCAGAATTTATTCTATCATTGATATGTCAGGCTCACAATTAAATCGTGACACTACAAGTCAGTTTGGTGTAACAGATAGAATTATTTTAGAAAAGTATGGCTTTACAATTTTAAACACAAAGAAATCAAATCCTTTAATCGCAGACACAGACAACTCAGCAAACTCTTTCATCAATCGTGGTGGATTAATTATTTCTCCCTACGATGTCAAATTAATTGAAGCAATGCAAAGTTATCACTTTGAAGATGGCACACGTAAAAAGCTAGTAAAGTATAACGATGCAAAATACTCACACATCGATGGCTTAGGCGATTGCATCAGATATGGTATACATCATTTGTTCCCTGTACAACACGAACAAAATATGTTTGGTGAATACATTGGTATGGATCAACGCTATCAAGCACTAAATGACCCTGCATTAGAACACAGACAATTTTCTCCTCTATACCCAGGTGGACCTACGTGGGAAGACATCATGGGTGAAGCCCATGATGTGCCCGACCACGTAGTATGGTAAAAAAAGGACCAAAAAGGTAAAATGGTCCAAATGGTAAAATTTTAGATTTTTTTCTTTAATGTATAAATACTTTATATAGTAAAGGAGAAAGGCTATGCGAAAACAATACAAAACAGTACCACTTGATCAGAGATTATATCGTAGTTGCAAGTACATTGAAGAAACAGAATGTTGGGAATGGCAACTAGCAACTAACAACATTGGCTATGGTATGATTAGAGACGCAGATCATGATGGTATGAGAACTACACACAGAGTAAGTTATGAAATACACAAGGGTAAAATACCCAAAGGCAAATTAGTATTGCATACGTGTGACAACCCTAAATGCTGTAACCCAGAACATTTGTTTCTAGGTACACATAAAGATAATTCACACGATATGATTGAAAAAGGTAGAGACAATAACTTTGGTAGCAAAAACCCACGCAAATGTAAATATTGCGATATGGTTACAATACCTACATTACTTAAACGTTGGCATGATGAAAACTGCAAACATAAACCTGCAACATAAAATATAAATACATTGTTGTAATATAAATAATACATCTTTAGGATCACTCAATGAAAGCAAAACAACTGCTTAAACGCAATTCCGTATATGAAGCTCTGTATCCCCAAATGATGGCATATCAATATGCTTATCTGGGAGGATACCCTTTTAAAACTTACGTTCGTAAGAAAAGACCAAGTGAAGATTCTAATCTTTATAGAGACTTGATAGAAAACACAGTAGCACAGCCTATCTGTCGTTATATCGTTGACACAATCAACGACATCTTGTTTGAGCCAGGCATCAAACGTGACTTAAGATTTTGTACTCCTGAAGGTGTAGCATTAGATCCTGATAACATTGAGTGGTCTCAGCTAATGCTATTAGATGCTGATTTACAAAACAGATCAATGAATGCTTTCATGGAGAACGTAGGTGATCTTTGTTCTATCTATGGACATTGTTGGGTGTTTGTAGATATGCCTTTAGAAAGCGAAGGCAACTTAGGCAGACCCTATGTAGTTGCAATCAATCCATTACAAGTACATGATTGGGAGTTTGATTTCTATGGTGGCGCACCCATCTTAAAATATGTAAAAATATTAGAGAACGAATCTGAAGATTGTTATTATTACAAATGCTATCACTTAGGTGATGAATCAAAACCTTCATACTGGGTCAGTTATGAAATAGAAAAAGATCAGCCTTTAGAACATGAAGCAGAGATCATAGGACAAGGTACGTTCCCAGCTGGCATGAGCATACCAGGATTTATCGTCTATGGTCGCAGAGACCCACGTAGATTTGATGTTGGTATCTCAGACATTGATTCTGCATCAGACACACAAAGAGAGATTTACAAATTAGAGTGCGAAGCATATTCATCTATGCAGTTTGCGAAAACGATCATCAGAGCAGACAGGGGTATTTCTATCCCTGTACACGCTGGTGCTATCGTTAGAGCAACACAAGGACAAGTTGAAACTATTCCTGTTGATACAGGTGATGTAACCAAGATTATGGAAAAGCAAGAACAGTTGTTAGACCAAATCGAAGGATTGACAGGACTAGGCGGATTAAGACAAAACAAAACTCAAATTGCTTCAGGGGTAGCAATCATTGAAGAACGCAAAACACTTCACAGATTAGCAAAAGCAAAAGCGAGATTAATGGAAGTTGCAGAAGAATTAATCTTTACTTACGCGGCACGTTTTATGAACATGCGCTGGGCAGGTGAAGTAATTTATGCAACTGATTACGAGGCACATGACACTAACTACCGAATTGCCGTATACAAAGAAGCAAAAGCATTAGTTCCAGAAAATACTATTGTTGATGCACTAATCACTAAAGATGTTATTGGTATTCTTGCACCACAAGAATCTGTAGCACAATATGAACAAGCATTTATTGATAGCATTGAAGATGCTTCAGTTAGACAATTGATGACTGAAGAAAACGAACTAGTATTAAGCAGAGACTTAGATTCACAGATCCCTTCTGAAAAGGAAGAGGAAGAAGAATACGAAGGCGAAGCGGGTAGTGATTATGACGGAGGTTTAAATGGTTACACGGGTCAAAATGGACCAGGTGTACCTATTCAACAAACAGGTCCTTCATATGAAACACAGCAAGCAATTGCTGTACAACTTACTGGCATGAATGCTGGTAGATAAATACAATATCACAACAAATCAACGGTTATTACGTTATAATAGGAGAATTAAATGAGTGATCAATTAGACGTTGGCAACGATTCAGCCCTTGTAGAAGATCAAGTGAACGATGAAGTTCAAAATTCTTCAAATGAGCCTAGAGTTAATCCTGGCGCTATTCGCAAGTCACAAACTCAAAGCATTTTAAATGCGTTGAGCAGAGCATCTGGTGCAGAACTTAGTTCTGTAGAAGATGCAGTTGCGATGATCGCTAAGATGGCTGCTCAAAAATCCGATGGCAACGTACAGCCAGTGGAAGCACAAACCAGACAATCAAATCGTGTCACGACCAACGATTTGCAGGAACAGTTTCAAAAGTTACGTTCAGAACTTAGTCAAAAAGATCAAGCACTGAAAGTAAAAGAACTTGAAACAGATATATTGCAAACAATGGGAGACAGGTTCGATACTGAACTAAGTGAATATGCTGTCCAAAAGATTAAAGCAAATATTGCTTGGAATGATGATGGAAGTTACAGCATAGTCAATAGCAAAGGTCAAGAGCGTTATGGTGAAGATGGTAATCCACTTACGTTGAGAGGATTAGTTGAAGAAGTAGCAAAGGGTAATCCTAAGCTATTAAAATCGAAATCGACTACATCCGGATCTGGATTAAAACCGGGACAAACAACATTTGCAGGTGCAGACTTAGATCAAGTACCTGACTATTCTAAAGACCCAGCCGCTTTTAAAGCATGGGCTAGTAGAAATGGTCTAGGTAGAGGAGCAGGTCTGAAATCACAATCTGTTAGTGTTACTTCATCGGCTGGATCCAGAAAAGTATTTTAATTATAGCCAATATCATTTAAAGGAGATTTAATCATGGCATACGTATTAGATGGAGGCAACGGCGAAAGTAATGGTTTTACAACTGCTATCGCTAACTTTGCCCTACAAGCAATGCACGAGTCTCATGGTCTAGTTGATTACACACGAGTTGTAGTCCCTAACCAAGGTAATCAGTACATCGTTCCAAACTTTGCGGCGATTACGTACCAAGACTACGTGCCAAACACAAACCCAGGTAATGCCACTGTATTCAGTGGTGGATTCGGTACAGCACCAGCTGCCGTTGAACAAAACCCTGCGTTAACTTCAAACACAATCACAGCATCTCCAGCAGTTGCTGCCACAGCGTTCGATATTTTCTACGCATGGACAACATCATTTGAACTAGCCGCTACAATCGGTGAAGAACTTGGTGGATCCTATGCAGAGAAAGTTGATCAGCGTGTTTGTGCCGCTTTCGCAAGTGGATTCAAAACATCACCTAACAACTCAACTACAGCTACATTAGATGGCTTTGATGTTGTTTCAGAATTAGGTGCTATGGAGCTTGGAGCTTCTACAACTGCATTTGCTAACACAGCACCTACATTCAGTGCAAACACTGTTCTTGGTCTTGTTAGAAACATCAAGCAAAACTACACAGTTGCTCGCTTACCAGGTACTCCAGTCGTAGTACTTGACTCAAACGGTGACAACGGTGTTGATGGTTCATCTATGATTCGTGCATTAAGCGAATTAACAGGTGGAGCAGTTGGTTCTGCTTCAACAGGCGGATCTGCTATCACTTCACTTGGTGAAGAATTGTTAGCTACTGGTCAGCTATCTAACCTATATGGTTCAAGAGTTATCTTCTCTAACTTCTTAGAAGATAATACCCGTACTTTCGATGGCGTTGCAAACGCTAACGTAAAGATTGGTGGTTACTTCCACGAAACTGCGATCTTCACAGTTCTTAAAGAAGGTCTACAAGTCAAGATGGGTGAAAAGCCCGGTGGACTTCAGATGTGGGTAACTGGTCTTGCATACATGGGTGCAGGTGTCGCTGATAAGAGACGTGGTGGTGCTATTAACATCGAACAGGCTTAATTGAATTAGTATAGGAAAAAAATAATATGTCAGTCCCATATCAAAGAGTATCAAATGCATCTGTAGCAGATATCATTTTTTATGATCCTGCTGCCGAGCGGCGTGCTAATCAAATGCAAGTTAACTGGGACGACTACTTCAAAGTAGGTAGTCAAGAAATTCTCTATAAACTTGAGTTTGGTTGGTGGCCTAAGTATTGCGATAACGTAGTAGGGGCTTCATATTACACTAACTTACCTAATGGACAATTAGTATCTGCATTCAATCCAGCGCAATTGATCAAGAATGATCAAACTCTGATACGACTCGATACTTTCATGGCGATTAAAATTTTCTATGAAAGTATCGTATCAGATACGTCTAACGTCAACTCTGTTGATACTGCAAACTTTACACATGCACTTGACAGATTTAACGCTGAATGGACAAAGGCACTGGAACTGATGAATTTCTATGATT